GCCAGCTCTACACGAGGGTTACTAGAACCATCTTGTATTGGTTGAAAAAAGAATGGGTAGTTACGATATATACGCACCACCTTATCAGTAAACATAGTCTTAGCATCTGCACCAGTCTTTGATAATATACCAAACCTACTTTCGTAAGTCATGGTAGATAAATTAACTGTCTCACTACTAGCCATGTATGAAAACCCACTACGTCTGTTTTTAAGAAAACACATTCCGTAAGAGTTCTTATCTAATTTACACGCTTCCCAAAAAATAAAGAACGTTCTGTTAGCATCTCTGTAATCAGGATACCCTACATCAATCTTACTCCACTGGATAAACATATAATGTGACCCAGTGATATACGTAGGAACTCCGTTGTTATAAAACCATAACCCCTCCATTCTACGTCTAAACTCTTCCTCTATGTAATCTACAAAGTCAGAAGCGTTCTCCCTTGTTAAAGCCTTTGGTGGTTGAAGTCTATTCCACTTTTGCTTTGCTTTGGGTAGGTCGTGGTAAAGTATATCTTTATTATACCTAGGTCTTTTAGGTAAGACAATCTTTAAATTGTCAAACTCCATTACCTCACCATGACTGTCTTCAATTAAATATATCGTATTATTTTCTTGCATACTTTTCTGCAAAAGAACCTTTAAAGTCTTTTTTATCTTCTATCAAAGAAGAACCATCTTTAATTCTATCCTCTAGGTTTTTAATCCCTAAGAGAATTTCTTGACAGTCTTCAAAGCATTCTCTTTTTGCTTTTATTGCTTGTCTTCTCTTTGCGTCATCTTCCTCTATTAGAGGTTTGCTTATTTCTTCTATAAGAAGGTCTATAGCACCTTTGCTAGCCTCTATAAGCCTTTCTAAGGTGGTTAAAGCATAATTCTTACTATTACTCTCCATAGACAGCTAATACATCAATATTACGCATTCTAAGAAGCTTCTGACCATCTATATCCATGTCGTACTCAGAGTTCTCACTCCATGTTACTCTATCGCCTTCTTTTACTCCTTGATCCTTCATCCAATCATTTATAAGAACTGCCTTACCATGAAGCTCTACCTCAGATGCTGAAGTCTCTAAGAATATTCCAGACTCAGATTGCTCTGGTTCTTGCATTTCCTGCTCCATAAAGTTCCATACACCTACAGGTATATACTCATCACCTCTTTTTATAAGGTATATCTGCTCTGCAAAAGCTTGGTATATATTCTCCTTATCTATGTGCTTCACCTCATTTACTGGGGTTGCAATAAAGTGGTGAAACCAAACCTTATCTCCTTCTTGTATGCCTACATCTTTAGTATCCTTAATTGGAGTTTTATATATAGTACCATACTGTCTTGCTAACTTCATAGGATCGTAAGACGTATCTCTGTACATCTCTTGACCGTTTATAGTTATAGTGTCTTCTGTTTCTTTTTCTACCTCTATCCAGTAGAGATCTTTAATTGGCTTCATTTTTTTTTGTTTTAATTTACTTTACTTCGTAGTCATCTAGGACATCTGTGTTGTACTCTATAGCTGTTGGCTGAGAGAAAAACCTTTTCCAAGGCTTAGAGAACTCCTCTCCATCTTTTTTTATATACACATCATACACTACTTGTTGGTGCTTGTACCAAGCTGCCTCGTCTTGTATAATTGCTGTTATCTTTAGAGAACCCCCTAGCATCTTTTGACCTACCTGGTAAGTCAAGCCTTGCTTTAAGTCCCCTATTGTAATTTTTCTAATAATAGGGTTTATTGTTTCCATTTAATTAAATTTATGATAATGTTCTTGAAATTTTTATAAAACTACAATTTAATACTCTTAACGCAGCAGATAAATTTTGTATAGCTACTACTGGGATTAAATTAGCTGAAGAAGTCATAACTAAAGATTTAGTTGTATTTACTGATTGAGTAACACCACCTGCAGTTGTTGCTGTAGAAGTAGATGTTAATCCATATTGTACTCCATTAACAAAAACACTAATTCTTCTATTTTCATCAAAAGATAGTTTTAATCTGTAAACAGTGTTTGCCGCAACGACTATACCTAAGTTTGTTATGTAATCAACCCCTCCAACACTATAAATAAAATGAAGATTACCATTTGTAGTTAAATTACCTAAATCGTCATCTGTAGCGTATAAAAAATAAGCCTGATCTGCATCTGTAGCATAAGCAGCATCAGTAGTTAACTTCATACCAGCCCATATAGCTTGATGTGTAATAACAGAATCAGTTGTTATTGCTACGTTTAATTCTGTTTGGTACTCAGAATGAAAGTTTACATTTCTCCAAGGAGAAACATTTATAAGATTACTATTGTTACCTTGATTTGAAATTTTTGGGTGAATAATCATTTGATCATTATCCCCAGTAAGAGTATTAACTTCAATACCTGGTTGAGCTCCAGAATACCTTATATCTACATCTGTAGAGTTTGTCCCATCTAAAGCCCAGTGATCATTAGAATCAATATGAGGATCTACTGTAACTTGAATTGTAAAAGTCATACTAGCAATGTCTACACCACCATTAGATATTCTAATCAAACAAGATCCATCTGCTATAGTGTGAGACATTACGTTAACCATAGCATGAGTAGCTATAGTAGCACTTGTATTTACTAAAACTGCTGAAACATGAGATTTAGTGTGTATCATGTTGTTAGTAAGTTGAAACTCTTGAGATTGATTAGCTGCCAAATCGTTAGCTACTGTTGTAATTCTAACATGTTTAGTATGACTAACTACTGCGGTTGAAACATTAGTTTGTTGAGTTTTCTCAGTGTCTTGAATGTCTTGATAAGGTAATTTATGAAAATATTCTTCAAGTAGGTATCTGTCTTCTGATTGAGATAAAATACCAGATATTTTAACGTTACCATTTTTATCAATTCGTAATTTTTCATCACCACCTGTTGCAAAACCTAAATAATCACTACTATGATCGTAGTATATTTGACCTGATTTATTGCTATTTGCATCTCCAAAAAATATGTTACCAGATGAGGAAGCTCCAGATAGTATAGTTAATCCAGCGTCAGTAGAGTTTTCTAACGTTAATTGGTTAGCAGAAATATTTGAAGTAACAGAACCTGCACTAACACCCATAACGTGTAACAACCCATCAGGGCTTGTTCCAGAAGTGCCAATACCAACCTTAGTAAACTCAGCCTTATCAGTAGATAGTTTCATAGCAACAGCGTTACCAGAACCAGTTTCTACGTTTTTTAAACTTGTATTGTTTACTTCAGAAGTTGTCTGTAACAAATTCTGATAAGTAGACGATATTGATTTACCTTTAAGTGTAGACATTTTACTTTTTCTTTATTTTTTCTATAGACCTACCTGCAAAGTAAGCCCCATATACTGTTATTAATAATGTTTGATATATAGGAACGTAAGATTCATTTATTTTAAACTCCCCTACATTCCCATCAAATACTGACAAAACTACAAAAATTGCAGTTAAAAATATGCATATTAACGGTCTAATATTTTTACTAAGCCAGTTGTCAGACTTCATATCAGCCTCCCAACGCTTAGTTACTTGCTCCTGAGCTTGTGACTCAGCCTGCATAAGAACCTCTTGTATCTTTCTTTGAGCTTCTAGCTTTTCTTCTTTAGACGTAGTTAAGTTATCAAGCACATCACCGACCTGCTTAACTACTCCACCACCTAAAAAATCTAAAAACTTACTCATACGTCTGCGTACTTATATTTAGTATCTCCATCCTCATTTTTATAGGCTTCGAGTACTTGTTTTCTATTGTCTTTAGCTTTTAAAGATATATGTATCCAAGCAAAATCAAACTCATTAATCATCTGATCAAACTCTAAACCTGAATCTAAAATCCACTCATAGATAAGTTTGTTCATCATCTTCCCCATCTGCCAAAACTGGATGTCCAATGCCTCACCTTTGCAATGCTGCGAAGAAACGCTGCCCCCAATAGCACGATTGAGTGACGGGTTACGATAACCACTACTGATCCTGATAGGACCAATAGAGTCACGAAGAGGCTGTATAAGATTGTCCACAAGATGCTGCATATTTTGTAAGTGTACTTCAGTCGGCTCATTTTCTATCCCTAATCTTTTAGCTGTGTTGCTGTGAGTTATCTCAGACAACGCAAAGTTTTTACTTAATTTCATTTTAAGAATGTGTAAGAATTATAAATCCTATTATGTAACACAACACTATAGTAGCCCAAAAGAAAGAAATAGCTATAGTTGAAGAATGAAAATCGCTTAATTTTCTTTTTAATTTATTCATCTTTGAAATAATTTTTGCTTGATTGATTTTAGATCATCTTTTATTTCAGACAAGTCTTCTTGTGTGTTTAAGATAGTTTGACGTATTAACTGTCCTTCTAAGTCGAACTCCATTCTAGTTATTTCAGGATCTAAAGGTTCAGGTAGTAATTTAGCTTCTGCTATATCAGCTTTTAGAGTAAACCACATTGTAACTAATGTTGTTATTAAAAATGCTATACCACTTAAGGTTTTTAGACTAACTTGGAATGAAGTGTTTTCGCTTAATTCTTTAGACATAAACTTAAAATATTAAATAATTTACTTCTGTTTTTAATTTGTAAGATAGCGTGCCCCAAAACTTTAAGTGCTTGCTTTCTACAAAGATACTAATAAATAATGTCATGTATAATAATTTCTTTAACACTTCCATCTTCTTCTTGCTTGTCTTATTCTAGAGTCAGGATCGTTTTGAGTTTTCTGACTACTTCTTTTTAGTTGACCTAAAGATCTAGCACAGTACGACTTTCTTCTACCAGCAGACTTACTACCAGGCTTTACTTTGCCAGTTACAGCAGTTTTAAGCTTACTTCCAGGATTCGCAGCACGATAAGCCTTA